TATCATTCCACCGGTCGGATAAAGATAATGATTTTTGGGCTAATTTAAAAGCTGTTGCAAAGTTCTCTGTTGTAAGCTTTAAATATCTCAACATTATTTCATCATGTTGCTCCACTTCTTGTTGGAATAAATAATCAAATTGGCAACTCATATAACTACCTCCATATAAACAATTAAACCTTAGTTTCTTTTGAATTTATACCGCAAACACTAGATAACAACTCGTCATAATCTCGCCAATTATCATCCATAAAATCACTTGCCATTACGTGCCTTTTTTCGTTATTAAGGTCTGATATGGGGTGATCTTCGTATTTGTAAAGTGCATTCATCCCATTTGCATACACAATGCGAATTGGGTCTGTCATAAATGACCTATCTCCAAGACTTCTATGTGGCGCTGTCCTTATTACCTTTTTACCTACTAATTCTGTTAACTCCATTAACCTTACCTCCTATAAATAATTTTTTCCGAATATCTTTTCAAAATCTAAATCAGGATACATTTTGTTAAACTTTTTCTGATATTCCCTTTGTATTTTGTTTCTAAAAATCAGGTTGTAATGTATACCTGCCTTGTGGTCTAAATGATGTCGATAACAAAGGTGAATTTGCATTTTGTACTTGATACTTAATTGTCTTTTCCCTGTGCCACCAAAAACTTCATGGGTGCAAGCGTAAGGCAATCCACATACAGCACATTTATTTTCAAAAATCGGCTTTGGGTTATTCTTTGCCCTGTGCTTTTTTATCTTTGGTTTTGGGTATGTATTAACTAACATGTTCAAATTTCTTCTAATTCTTTTGTATATTTGGCTATTACGTCACTTTTTAAATATTTAATATCAGTTATGTTTTTTCCAGTTTCTTTATTTGCTCTGGCTAAAACTTGTTCTGGAGGTACTCTTTTTGCTTCTAAAAGCAACTCAAATTCTGCTATTTCAGTTTTTCTTTTGTCGTTTGTTTCAGAACTGTATTGTTTTTGTTGTGGCGGTTGTTGCTCGTTTTGAATCCCTTCATACTTTGTTCTATCCTTTTCAAAATAAACATCTGCCCCTAAACCTAACGCTTTCCCTGCTACGCTTATAGCGTCGGTAAGAGCCATTTTAAAACATTCATCATTTACATGTAGTCCCCTACTTTCTTTCTCGACAAACATACTTCCACCTGTGCCGGGAATCGGTTCACTCCACTTATTCTCAACTTTGAAATATAAAAGAATATCCACAAAAGCTGCCTTTGCTCCATCAGCACCGTCTATTATTTCCTTGCTCACGATTTCATATTTCCACCCAACACCTACCGCCCCAAGTTCCTTTGTTAAGGTTTTTATCCTCCACATAGGGTTAATGTCTGTCATACCTTTTAATCTGCCGCCTGCTATTGGCTTTTTAGCCTCTGGCGGTACGGTTTTAAATTTGTCATATAGTTTTAAATTATCACTCATCATCTTATCCTCAAACTTTCACTCTGTTTTATCCCAACACCTTCTATTTTTGCCCCGCCTTTTATGTCTTTTAACAATGTTTTTTTATCAAGTTTCGGCTCTTGGTCTACAAAATAAGTTTCGGGGATAAACCCCTCAAATTTTATATCTAATGAAGGTGCATTTTTCTGTATTCCAAAACTGAATAATTGTGTTTTAAACTTCTTTTTGTCCAAAACAACCATTGAATTTTCTAAATCAGTTTTCAATGTTATAACCCTGTTTTGTAATACAGTTCTTTTGTTCGCAAGCCTTTTTTCTTCCGTCTTATATCCTTCAATATCTGAGGTGATATTCTTGATAATTTTTGCATATCCATCTGCTTTTTCTTCAATCTCAAATTCCATTGATTCCATAGTGTCCTTAAATGTCTGCTCGTCAATTTCTCCGTTCTCTAGCAACTCTTGTAATTTTAAAATGTTACCTGTCAATTCATATAAATTAGCCATCTTTGTCCTCCTTCAATATAAAATCTAATTCCTCATTCATCTTGTCACGTGAAATGTAACCTTCCATATTCATGTCATAGTAATAATCTGTGATTTCCTTTTTAGTTCCTCTCATTTCACCATCTCCTCAAAATCTGCTTTGTTCTTCTTCTTCTGTTCTCTTATCTCTTTGTCAAGTTTAGCTGAAATTATTTTAATGTCAGAAGTTAAAGTGGCTACTGTTTCTTTTAAAGACAAATAGGTGTTATAATCCATCACCACGCGTTTATTGTCTTTCATATCATTAAGAACTGCCATTAGTTCTATGTGCCAATCGGTTAGAATGTTAAATTGTTCCTGATAATCAATCATGCCTTCTACCTCCTCAAATTCAGTTACGATAAAATAGCGTAAACTTCTTTTTGTAACTTCCCACTCATTTTTGTAAATGTTTTGATAGATTAAATTTCTGTCACGCTTAAATGTGTTTCCGTTGCTGTCTTTATAAACTTTGCCTTCTTCAAATAAATGTTTTAACGCTTTCATGTTCACTCCCTCGGCATTTTATATATGCCATACTTTTCCATGTATTCGGTTTGTTTTGTTCTTTCTGCTATTCTGTAGTTGATGTATTGTGTTCTTATCTCTGCAATAACTTCTTTGGCTCTATCAAGTTTTCTATACCACCCAAAACTAATCCCTTTAACACTTACAGAATAATAAAAATCTGCCCCGCATTCAATCCCTTTTTCAATTCCAACACCATAAACAACATCATCTCTTCCATCTTGGCTAACTATAACCATTTTACACCCTCTAACGGATAACATTTTTTTGCATCAAAATCAACTAAATAACTGTAGTCAAATTCAATTGTTACTATTCCATTTTTGTAACCCCAAAACTTACCAATACCGCCTGGGGTTTCTATTGATGTTGAATTTGCAAACTTTTCAATCTTTTCTTCTTCCGATGTAACATATAAGTGTTTTATAATTCCAATTAAAACTCCTGCAAGAATTATTAATATTGCAAGACCTGCTGCCAACAAAAACCCGTATGCAACTGTATCTAGTGCTGTGTTGCCTTCTAACGGTGTTGTGTTCTCTAGTGCTAATCTTAATAAGTTCATAACTACCCCCTAAATATGAAATTTAATATCTAAATACTCGCCTATCTGCAATAATTCAGATAACGTGAATTCAGTTTTCCCGCCGATTTTGTTAGAAACTGTTTGGTCTCTAACACCCAAAACTTTCGCTAAATCTTTTTGAGTTAGCTTCTTTTCTCTTAATTTTCCGTTAATTCTGTTTAGGATTAACTCTTTTACAAACTCCATTTTTTTCCTCCTTTATTTTAATCCACATTGACCTTAATGTTTTCTTTCCATTAATTGTATAATTAACTTTTGCTTTATTTAATAAAGCTAAGAAGTTCCCAATCTGCTTTGTCGCATCCCATGTTCCGTTATTAAAATAAATCATGTTTATTGCGCAACCTTTTTCTAATAATTCTAAGTTTTCTGCGTATTGCCCTCTGAACCATACTCCGTTTAGTTTTGTTGTTTTCATAATTCCTTGCCTCCAATTATATTTTTAACACTTTCTTTCACCATGTGTGATTTCTTGTAACATCAATTTTACCATTTGGCAATGCGTATTTTACACAAATATCAACATTACATTCCTCGTCTGGATCGTTACATTCCTCCGTAAATCTTTCTATTTCCTGTTTTTTGCCTGTTGTTTTTGCCTTTTCAAATATTACATTGATTTTTTCTGCCCTTTTTTCTGTTGCTATTTTTGTTTCAGTTTCTTTCTTTTCTTCAAGAGCTTTTATTTCTGCAAGAATATTCTTTTTTTCTAATTCTGTGATAAATCTTATATTGCTTTCTCCATGTCCTAGTGTTCCGTCAACTTTTCTTTCCCTTATAGCTTTTACCAAATTAAGTTTATTAAACTTACTAATTTCAATTTTCTCATTATCTTCTGCATAATTGAAAAGTCCTTTTTCTATAGCCCATTCTCTATATCCTTCTTTTTCTTCTTCGCTAAAAGGAATTACATAAACGATTGCACAATCGATTAAATAACTTCCTGAATCAATTAATGCTAAAACTTTAATATCTTTTTGTTCTTCTATCGTTGCATTTCTTCCATTAATTATTTCTGCCTCAATATCTGCTTCAGCTTTCTTAATTTCTGATATTATGTCTAGCTTATTAGCTATAATATAATTTCTATCTGCTGCTGTTGGGGCTTTCTGTAACTGCAATCCCTCTATACCATTTTTAGTTGTAATTTTGAAAGAATACTTTTTTATAATTTCTTGGTTTGTCATTTTCCTTACCTCCAACTTAATCTTATAACTTATTATACCATGATATATTTATAATTACAAGCGTTATTTTAATGTTTTTTATCTTTATTTTAATGTAGTCAATAATAACGATAAATTGATTATATCTGTTTGGTTTGTGGTTATTTTTGCGCATTAAAAAAGCCCCTCAACTATCGGGGGTGATAGCTGGGGGGTATAGGAGGTCAATTCGCCTTTTGAGCGAATAATTATAATCTTTTTTTAAAAACTCTTTTTATCCCTTGGGTTATTTAATACCCCGAACAAAACTAAAATTTGGATAACTGATGTTGCAATTCCGTTAATCAATTCAATTTCCGATATTGTTATTGCATTTGTTAATTGAAGAATAACAACAATTTGTGCCAATATTGCTATCCATAGAACTGGACTTTTAAATCTATTCATTATTTTCCGCCTCCTGTTTTTTTGGTAGTTTTGCAACCGCCTCTGCCTTGATTCAATCGTTTCCCTCCACCACTACCGTCTTTTTTTGGTATTCCTTTAGCCATTTTCATTACCTCCAAAAAATTATATTTGATAAAAGTTCATTATTTACATGAATCTTTTTACCATTCATTTTAACATTTGCTGTCCTCCCACTATCTAAACCAATCGCAAATTCACAACCTAAATTTATAGCTGTTTGTTGCATTCTTTTCGCACTTGTAAAAGGTCTATAAACTATGCCAACACCTTTTTCCTTGTGAAACATTATAGCAACTCGGTTGCATATTCTTGTCAGGCTTGAAATATTCGTGTACCCTTCTGCTTCTAAATCTAAAGGGAATAAATTAAACCCTTGCACACAAAAACGTATACTATCACGGATCTTTTTCATTTCTGAATTTGCCATGTTTTTTACTTCAACTGTGCCATCTTTGTAAACAATAAATGTCCCTCGCTTGCGTGGATATAACCCAACATATTCGTAATCGTCTTGCATGAAATTATCATGTGTCGGCTCACCTTCGGAAAATTGCCAACCTATTGTATATATTTTATCGTCTGCCGGTTTCCACCAATAATACTGCCCATTTATAAAATTAGAATATCTCAATGAACATTGTTTCCCAGTCCTTGTAAATGAGGCTTTTGCTTTTAATTCAAGTGGCTCAACCCAAGTTATATGCGTTAACCCAATTTTTTCGTATTTAGATGTATGTGTTCTATTATCCCATCTGCGAATAGTATCTCCTACATCTGCATGAATCCAAGTGTCATATATGCCAACTCCTGTAAATCCTAATTTGATACATTTATTATACAAATCAATCATAGGTACGCCGTAAATATGAAAGTCAACTGCTTTTCCTCGAATATGATAAGAGTTAGGGTCTGCTCCTGGAATAAGGGCATTATATTCTATCGACCTATATCCCGTAATTCCGGCAATAGGTCTTTCGTAAAAATCTCTTACTTTCTGTATTAGATTAATAAGTTTCATATCAAATAATACATGCCGGTCAAGATCGTTTCTTACTTCTCCGTTAATAACAGCAGGACAAGAAAATTCACTTAACCAAAAGTCATTGCTCAGTTTCGGGTTTCCGTCTATAACCATTAGTTTCCTCCAATGTGTCGAGCCTTTTATGTGCCGATTTTGTAGATTGCTCAACGACTACAAGCCGTTCAAGTACTCCATTGTGTTTTGCCTGGTCTTTCTCAATATTTTTCAATCGTGAAAGAACTGCTCCTGCAAAGCTACCGATAGTTACTGCGTAAACTAACATTGTAATCCAAAATTCTGTTGACATAGTTGTACTCCCTTCCGTTGTTAAACTTTTTCTTTTAATATATCAAAACTATTATCTTTTTGAATATCTATTAAAATTGCTTCAAGCTGTTCTTTCAGAGCCTCAAGGTCGTTTCTGAAAACAACAATGTCATACTCAACGATTATTGGTTTTACTTTATGGTCTTCCATGTTCACAATTGTACTTTCAACAATCCATGTTTCAAGGTCAACAACTAATTTTAATTTAAGTTTGCCGTCATTCAAATCATACCGATTGAACAAATTATACTTGCTGTGTTGAATTCTAAAGTCCTGCTCCTTTAAATAAATAAGAAAGTTTGCTTGTTGTGTCTGAGCATCTGCAACTTCTTGTGCTTTTATAATAGCTTTCTTTTCTACATCAACCTTTGCCCTTTCTATTTTTTGAGCTAAGTTTACACTCTCAAATAATTCTGCCATTTTAACTCTCCTCCTCTATAATTACTCCTTCTTTAACATCCGGAATAAATGAAATATAAGTACCTAAAACATTCCTTAATAAAGTATTGAAACTTTCAGCACTTGGATTAAATCTTGCTGTAGCCAAAACAGCATTTAGAGCTGTTTGGAAATCTTCAAGTCTAATTCCATTAACAGGGACAATAATTGCTTTTAGGCTGTCTAGTTTAAAATTGCTTAATTTATAACTTTTCCCTTTTTGAAGTTCCTGCAAACTTTTTATGGCTTTCCCTTTCTTTTCAACTTTGGTCTTAAATGCTTTAAGCATTGGACTAGGTTCTTCAAGAAGATTCGGCTTTGCACCCGCACCATTATTTTTCGCTGTCATTCCGGCTCCTCTAACTTCCTGTACCTTATCATTGTTTCCCATGATAAAACCCTCCTTTTTTCTTATTATTCTAACTTGATATATAATTCTGGTTTCAATAACTTAATTATACTACTAATTTCAACATATGCAAAACTTTTATTTTTTTGTTCCTGCTTTTATTTATTACTTAAATTATTCGCTAAATTATCGGCTTTAACTCGTGCATAAGTTTTTGGTTTCTCAGTTTTTCTTATCCCACTTATACCCATTTCATACAAAGCTTTTAATTCTGCTTTTTTACTTAAAGTTGCAACCATGCTGTCAAAATTAATAGCACCTGCATCTTTTTTAGCAATCAAATTAACCAACATTAAACTATCATTTTCGATTACATAATCAGGCTCAAATAATGTATCAATTAAAGCATCTGCTTCAATTTCAGACAAAGTTTCTGTATCAACATGATTAATATACTTTGCTGCTTTTACTTCGTCTGTAATCTCCATAAAAGTATGTTCCTCGAACTGTTGAATTTCGTTCATAACCCCAAGCCCCAACTCAGTTATCCAATTGCAATGAGCATCTTTGTCGCTCATTATTCTTCCTATCTGCTTTTTAAAATGTAAAATCATATTAATTACCTCCTTTATTATTTTACTCCACCAATTCCTGTTGGAACTGAATCTATGCTATCATAAGTATCTAAAACTGCCATTGTTGATATATTAAGTTCATACAATTTATCTAGAGCTGAATCACAATGATATAATCTGTTTCCAATGCCACCAATCCCATAAGGTGTACTGCCTGGGGAATATGTATTACTAATGTTTGCAAAAGTATCAGGGTTTATTTCGTGGTTTACATCTCCACTTGTATCACAATAGTATAGTTTATTTCGTATACCGCCTATCCCTTTTGGTGCTGATTCAGAAGATGTATCATCATTAATTGAAGCTAAAGTATCTACATTCAATTCATGAATTTTTGTAGCGCCTGCATCCGTTACAAATAAGCGTTTATTCATTCCTCCTATACCCGGAGAGTATGTAAAAGCAGGGGTAACATCATTAATTGAAGCTAAAGTATCAATATTTAACTCATATAACTTATGAGTATTAAAATCAGAATGATATAATCTTTTTGCTATTCCCCCAATTCCTAAAGGTCTGGTCGAAATTGATGTTACTGTGTTTATTGCTGCTAAAGTATCTTTGTTCACTTCATAATTTTTATTTGCGTTATCATCACAATGATATAACCTGTCTATGTTGTTAGCGGCTTGCTGAATTATTCCTAGCATTGCATACATATATTATTCCTCCAAACCAATAACATCCCAAACGTCTGCTGCCACTTTCTTCAAAGTTACAGCTTTAAACTGAGTAGTTAATTTCGTGTTAGAGTCTACAGAATTTAACGTAACCCCTGCTGTTTTTGTAATTGTTAAATCACTATCTCCTGCATTAATACACTCAATTATTGTACCAATAGGAAATGCAACTGCGGAATTTAATGGAATTGTGGCTGTTACATCACTTGCACTTGTAAACCTGATATACATTCCATTATCTGTTAATGCGAAAGTTCTCGTTGTAGTTGAATCTGTAATTATATTATTTCCAACCTCAAAATTCGTTGCTTTGCATGCTCCTCCTATAGCCACTCCATCTGCAACTGTTTCAAGGATTAATGAACCATTGTAATACAACCCCACGCCTGCGTTTGAGATAATAAACATTCCCAATTCTGTCGCATTTACATATATGTATAAATGACCAGTTAGGTTTTCAATAAAACTATGCGAACCATTATGATAAAGTTTTAAGTCATGTCCTGCCCCAGCGGAAATATACTCACTATCTCCAACGGTCAAGCCATCAGTGACTAACACTCCGGTTACTGTGCCTCCTGTGTTTGTGGTGGCAAATTTTTTTGAACCATTGTAATACAACCCCACGTCTGCGTTTGAGATAATAAACATTCCCAATTCTGTCGCATTTGCATATATGTATAAATGACCAGTTAGGCTTTCAATATAACTGTTCGTACCATTATGGTAAAGTTCAAAATCTTGTCCTGCTCCAACTGAAATTTTTTCATTATCTCCAACCCGTAATCCATCGGAGACTATAATACCTGTAACAGCCACACCTGTGTTTGTTGTTGCAAGTTTTATTGAGTTATTATAATAAAGGCTAACTGCTGCATCTGGTGCGAATTGAGCAATAGTCTCTCCGCCACCTGTCATAAATCTTGTAATAGATGTTGCTGTAAAATTGTTATAAGTTCCATCATGTGCAATTAGAAAATCTCCACCAACGCCAAGAGAAATATTTTCGCTATCTCCTAAGGTTAACCCATCTGCAACCAACACTCCTGTTACTGTGCCGCCCGTATTTGATGTTTCAAATTTCTTGTTAGCACCATGATATAATTCTAAAATATCACCGTTAACCTGTGCTTTTGCATTTAACGCTGTGTAAGATGTATCAAGTGCGTTTAATAAAACTGCTGTGATTACATCTCCTGTTGTCCATGTGTGTCCTGCATATGCCATCTAATTCATCTCCCTTAACTTGCTGTAAAAGTTACATCCCAATCATAAGTTATTCCTAAACTTGTTGTCTTAACAATAGCCGTATGGATAACTCTGGAATATAAAGTTCCACTGTCTGCCGATCCTGTTGCCCCATTCCCAAATAATCCTGCTTCAACAATTGTGTTTCCATTTCCCTCTGTACTGCTAATATATGTCATCATATTTAAAGTTGCTGATGTTTTTGTTGTGGTTGTGAATACTTTTCTGTAGGTTTCTGTTCCAAGTGTTGTATCTCCTGCAATAGCTGCGGTATTATCTGTGCCGATTGCCAAGTACGTTAAACCTGTAACAACATCGCCATATAGAAAATCTCTCAACAAATCTTTCCCTGTTGTTACTGCAAGGTTATGTTCTTTTATAACTTGCAAAATCTTACCTGTTTTTATGTCCTTAACCGTAACTGTTACGTTTGTATTTATGTTTATCTTTTCATTAAAATTCATTTATTCCACCTCACTAAATCCAACAATAGCTGTTCCAACTCTTGATTCAGGGGCTGCTGCTGTTGCTGTTACCGTATCACCAAGAATAATATTATCTGTCATTGCTTGTAATTTAATTAATACTTCATTACCAGAAATTACATAATCCTCACCAGGCTTCAAAATATCTTTAAAGAAAACTTCCCATCCACCGATTGTTGCTCCGTCTAATGCGGTAATGTGATAGATTAATTCTTCTCCATCAGGTTCAAGGACAACGGATTCGATTAAAAAATCATCATCAATCTCAAATAATGACCTTGTAATATGTTGTAATTGTCCGGGTTCTAGTCCTGCCGTATAAGTAGAATAAGTAATTTTATCTGCGACTTCTCCGTATTTTCTCAATATCCCATTAGCATAATCCCCTGTACTTTGGATAGTGTCAAGACTTCTTTCTGTGTCTAGCATTTCGTAAATACCGCTGTTTCCTTCTGCTGTTGCCCTTGCGGTAATTTCCCCTTCGTCCCTAGCCTCAACGAATAAAGGGAATAATCCAACAAAAGTAATTGTTATCGTGTCACTATCAGTTAAAACAGTTTCACCGGAATCCTGTGTTATAATTTCGCTATCATATGAAAAATACCATTTTTTAGCGGTATCAAACCCACGCACCCCAATATCTGTACTTGTAATAGATGTTGAATTAATTGTGATCGTTGGCTTTTCTGCTAATGGATAAGGCACAATAAAGTTTCTTGATTCTCCGTCTGGCTTTGGTGTTGGAACAACATCCGTCTGTGTGTCAGTTCTTCCACTTCCACCTCTAGCATATTGTACATTTCTATACTTACTCATTGTTTTTCTTCTTCTAAAATCATCAACAACGGAACTATCCATAATTGAGAAAGCCGCTGAATTTGTTGCTCTGTCATAAAAATTTAATTTTAAGTCATTATCAATTTCCCAAACAAGACCGGTCAAATCTTTTATTCTGTTAAAGGCATCTGAAACTTTGATATAGTTAAAAATTGCCTTACTTATAGAGGGACCATCTTGAATTGTCCCAACTGTAACATTTTCAGTTGCTAATATATTAGTTCTTATATCTTTAAAAATATCTCCGGCCAGTTCATTTTCATAAGTTTCCCCAACTATTCTTTTATCAGCAATTGCCGAATTATTAGTAATGGCTAATTGATAATATAGCGTTCCATTTTCTTCTTCAAATTCTTCTATATCTTTTACGATCCCCGCAAAATTTATAACGGTATCAACTTCAATTACAAAACTGTCACCAATATTAATTTCTGATAAGGTTAATAAGTCTATAACAGTAACATCAAAAACTGCCCTTGCATTTAATTTTTTTTCGCAAGACCAATCCTGACTAACTAAAACTTCTGTACTATCTATTTTATATACTCTATCCATTTAACCCACCTTCAAATTAATTCTTCTTACTGCATTATCCATCATTTTATCCATATCTCTTTGTGAAAAGAATTTTGGATTATTTATTGTCATATTTATATTTTTGCCTGTTGGCAAAGGTGTTATACTTGCCGCTTTTGGCAAGGTTAATAATTCTGCCCCTTGTTCTCCAACCCAAACTGACCCGGCTGTTTCTACAATTCCACCTTGTGCTGCTCCGGGTATTCTTGCTGCTTCAATTCCGGCGGTTGCTCCTTCGCTTGCTTTCCCAAATATATTACCAAAAAACCCTTTTATTTTATCAACTGTTGCACCAATTTTAGCAGGAATGGAAGTTATAAACCCCATTATCCCCTCAAGAATTCCTTTACCGAAACCTTTAGCTGCTGCGGTTGCTTCTGGCAACATATTAATAATCTTACTTATTGTTTTCCCTAGCCACTCTCCGGCTTTTGCCGGTAGTTCTTCAAAAAATGTTGTAATACTTTCAATTACTTTTGGTATTGACTCTAAAACATAACCTATCATAAAACCAATTGCGTATGGTATTTTATTCATAAATATATCTTTCAAACTACCCCATAAACCAACTGCAAAGTCTTTTATATCTTCCCACGCTTGAACTAAAAATGCACTTACTTCATCCCAATTTTTATATAAGAATATTCCGGCTGCGACTAATGCACCAATCGCAATAATAATAATTCCAATTGGCCCTGATATAAAAGCTATTGCTGCGCTAAATGCGCCACTTGCGGCTGTTGCAATTCCTACAATAATATTGTATGCTGCTATTGCTCCGGTTATAATTTTAAAAGCTAATGCCCCGGCTGCTATTCCTGCAAGAATAGGCTCGATTACCTTCCAATGTTCTTTTATAAATTTTGTTGCTGTTTTAATAGCAGTAATAACAGGGGTAATAACTTTTACGGCTGTTTCAAAAGCATCTTTGAAAAATTGTTTCATTATCGGGAATTTATCTTTTACTAAAGTAACAACTACTTTTATTGCACTCGCTATTTTCTGAAATACATTAGTTATCGTTTCTTTTATCTTTGGCATATTAGACATAATCCAATCTGCTACTTTTTGAACATGCGGTAATAGTTGTTCGCCAATTTCAACTTTAACAACATTAAATGATTCTTTTAATCTTGCCATTGTTGATGATAATGTGTTCTGTTGAGTTTTAAATGCTTTCTCCGTACTTCCTACGGCATCTGTCATAGCAAGAGTTTTTGTAGTAAATATGTCTGCCTGTGAACCTGATAAAGCAAGGGCTGCAACTGTACCCTCAATTCTTCCAAATAGATTAGCAAATTCAGTTTCGTTTCCTTGTACTGATTCTTTTAACCCCATAAGCGTACCGTTTAAACCAAGTGATTCCATAGCGGCAACACCAGTTTCATAACCCATCAAATTTAATTGTTCTGTCATTTCAGTACTAGGATCCATTAAGTCTGTTAAAATTCCTCTTAATTGTGTTGTTACTTCTCCCGCCTGTCCTGTAACACCTGTCAAGGTTGCCATTGCCCCAAATAATTCTTCTTGTGATAATTTTAAAGTGTCTGCAAGTGGAATAACTTTTCCCATGCTTGATGCTAATTCTGGGAATGTAGTCTGCCCTAACA